CGAAGTGAATTGGCTGATGAACGTGGAGCCGTTCAGGATGCCGTGCAGAATATCGACGTTTGCTAGAGGCATAGTTATTTCCTAAACACCCGGTCCCCACTCAATCAGATAAACCGATTTGTGAAACGGCTTCTGAACTGCGTATCCCGAAACGTTCTTATCGCTGGACTGAATCATTTCCTGCCGCTGAATACTCGTGATCGCCAGGTAGTCATCCACCGCGGCGAAGTTCAGCAAGTGCGTTCGCACCGCACCAAACAAGTTCAGGGCTTCGGTTGATTCATCCCGCAGGTTGGTAAAGTCGTTGATCTGTCGAATGAGTTGCAGTTCAAGCGAGCCCCGCAGTAGGAAGTAGTTTTTGCCACCACCAGCAACCAAGTCCGTTTCCGAAGTTAGTTCTTTGATGACGGCGAATACTGGCGGGTCTTGCGCTTCCTGCTGTGCTTCTGTTTCGTTCTTCTTCTCAGGGAAAAAGATGTAGTCCGGTGCGCCGGCTGCAGCGGTCTGACCAACTGCAACCTGCCATTCACTGCACTCGCTCACCATTTGCATGAGCTTTTGAACGGCGATGGCTTCGTGAGCGATGGCGGTTACGGTCATGCGCTGGCGTAGCCTCCGTGGCTCACAGGAACGTTTCGAACAAACAGCAGCACATAGGCATTGTCCTCGCCTGCATATGCCACGCCGTCGTGCTCGTCACCATCCTCAACCTGCCGAGAGAAGCTCCACGCATTTCGCGGTGTCGTCCCCTCGCTCTCGCGCCATAAGGCATCGCCAACTTTTGGTGAGTCGATGCCATCGGAACTATCGCGAGAGACAAACAGCTGCAGCATCTTCTGCAGCATTTCCCCTGTACTCGTTTCAATCACCTCAGAACGTTCGCCGCAAACCACGCCAACGATTTCCCGCCTGGTACCATCCTTGGGCAGGTAGTAAAACGTCTCGCCGAAGTCGTCCGTTTGTAGAAAGACTTCGGCAACGTCATCGTGGATTTGCTCGCGAAGCGTCATTAGGTCTTGCGCCGGCCGGTGACACGCACGTAATCGATCGACACCGAAGAAGCATCCGTGCCGGAAGCCTTTTGCAGTTGGAAGATCGGTTGCACGCAGCTCGTGTAAGCCGACATGTCGAACGTCGTGCCAGCAGCCACGCGCACTAGCCGGCCGTTGCCGTTCGTCATAAAGAACTTGACGTTGGTCAGGTCCGTCATGTCGATCTTGAACAGCTTGTAAGCGTTCGTGAGCGTTTGCCCGGTGGCGATGTCGTCCTTGTCCGTGGTTCCGTCGTCAGTTTCGACCACGACGTTGGTAGTCGAGTCAGCACCAACAACACGGAACGCAGCCATCACGGTTGTGCTGTTCCACGTTGCGTTCTGACCAGCACCTAAGCCGAAGCTGAAGTCGGTCACAGCGCCAACAGCAGCTTGGCCCATCTTCAGCCGGCACTCGTAAATGAGCCCGTCAGTGACATCGAATTGTTCAATGCCACCGTGCGAGAGGATGATCGACTCAGCTTCGCTGTCGGCCGCCATCGTGAGCACAGCCACGCCAGGAGCGCCGCTCGCAGCACCGCCATCAACACCGATGACGTAAGTCGGCGCACCAGCCGAGGACACGTCAGCAACCACCCAGTTCGAACCGTAAACGGCCGAGGTAGAGATTGCCGAGCCGTTGCCGAAAAAGTCGTCCCGATATTCCCAAAAATCTTGAATTCCAGCCATGATTCATTTCTCCGCAAGTTGTCGCAGCCTTGCTCTGCATCGCTTCGAGGTAAGGGGGCAGGCCCGCGATATGCCTGCCCCAGAACGGAGATTTCAGAAGGGCGATTAGTCGCCGCCCGTCGACTTGTACAAGCCGCGGTAATCGATCGCCTTGACGCCCCAGGTTTGGCGAACCTTGAACTTCACGGCGTCTTGAATGAACGCGGTGTCTTGTTCGAAGACAGGCGTTTCTTCGCCTTGCAGGTCGGCCATTTCGATGGTGTCGACCACGTTGTAGTCAGCAGCCAAGTAGTAGGCCGTCGTGTCGTTGCCATCCAGTAACGGTTCGACGATCAGCGTCAACTTGCGCGGACCTTGCGGGCCATAGATGTTCAGCGTGTTGCTGTTGCCAGCGGCAGAACCGCCAGCGCCAGGATCGGCGTAGCTGCCCAGGATCTGCTCAGCAGTCGCAGCCAGGTTGAACGGCACGATGAGATAACGCGGCGTGATGCCGAGAATCACATCGGTATTCAAGCCAGTCTGCAGGGCCATGCACGAGAACGCGGTGTTCAGGTTCGCGTTGCTCAAAGCGAGCGTATCGAGGTTGCCGCCGTGGCTGGACGCATGAAACAGCGCGATGCTGTCGCTTAGTGCAGCGTTTGCAAACAACAGGTCATACACGCTGCGGTTTTTCGTCCGCTTCATCGCAGCGCCTTGCAACTGCACCGCGCGGCTGAACCCGCCGAGGTCGTCATTCTTCATGGCTTCCCATGTGAACGACAGCAACGAACCGTGCTTTTCAACCTTGTAGGACTCTTTCGCGTCCGACAGCGTCATGTCCTTGTATTCGCCGTTCTCTTCGACCATCGGTTGATTGCCGACTTCGCCGAGACGCACACGGTTGATCGTCTTGAAGTCAGGCACCGATTCGGCTTGACGCACCCACGTTTGGTAAGTGCTGGGGGTGTCCATGAAGGACTTCAACAGCCGTTTGTTCTGAGCGTCCAGCAACAGATTGCTGAAGTTGCCAGTCGTGAGATACGCCTGGCCATCGCTGGCACGCATCGAAACGCCACCGTTGAACGCACGCATGGCAACGTCACGATCGGTCATCTGCCGAGTGCTGACGCCTTCGAATTCCAGAGACTTGCGGGCCAAGTCGAGAACGCGCATATGGCGGAAGTCGCCAGCGCCAGTAGCCGCTTTTTCGGAACCTTCGAAGGTATGCCCCATCCGTTGCGACAAGCCATCAAGCGCCGCCTTGCGGAACGATTCGTGCTCGCTCGCGACCGGCGTGATGCTGCCATGTACTTTGCTGCGCTTGGCGAGTTCAGCCAGGGCGAGTTCGGCCGCATCGGCCTTGCTCTTGCCTTCGGTAATAACACCGTCCGCAAACGAATCTGGCAGGCCAGCGGTGCGGAAAGTGTTGCGAATGTCGATAACCCGCTGACGTTCGGCCTTGGCGGCTTCATCGGCTGCGGCACGCTTGACGGCTTCAACGTCTACGGTCACGGCTTCTTCCTTCTGTTCGGCCTTGCGGCTGGTGTTGTCCTGCAACCATTGCAGGGCTTGTTCGTCGCTGGTTTCTTTAGGCATCCCCAGCGATTCGAGATGCGAGCGGAAAGCTACGGTCATGGTTTCTTCCTCAACAAACGAATCGGGGGATACATAAGCCCGCAGAGTCGGGCTGAAGACAGAGCGGCCATCTGCGCCACGAGTGACGACAGCGCCGTGGAATGGACGCCAGCGAGTAACAACACGCGCCGGCCCTTTGAATTTCCGGCCGAGAACCACAGCATCTTTGCCGGTATCGATAAACGTTTCTTCGAGCCGTTCAGCGCCCACCGACATATCGGTGAGATGACCGTCAAGAACGTCTGCTTTGATCGCCTGTGCGTTGCTGCGCTTGCTCCAGTGCGAAACGCCGTGCAGTTCATCGCCAATCGTCTGCAACTGGCGAATCGAGCCGATGGAACGCTGCGTAGCGTCCTCGTGATCGTCCAGCATCGTGACCTGCTTCGGCAGTTCTGCACCGCTCATCAGCAGATATTCACGGACAACCTTTTTGTGGACCTTGTCGTACACAGGCACGCCGTTTTCCGTCGCCAAGATGACGGGGATGGCGTCGTCGGCCTTGTGCTGTTCGGTTTGTGCGCGTGTCGTGATCGGGTGGTAAGCCAGATCAGGCAGCGGCTGGTTCTGCTTGTTGCTCATTGGTTTTCTCTGCGAGTTGCACGGCTGCGGCGTGATCGCCAAGCGTCAAATCAAGTTCTTCTGCGAGCGTCTTTTCGTTCGCCAGTTCGGTGAACGTCTCGCGCACATCGCCGCCGTAATTGGCTTCGATGATGTCGCCGCGACTGCGGAAGCCCTCTTTCACTTCGAGGGCAGCGGCTTGCACGTCCTTGAGCGGGTCGACCCAATCCCAGCCCGGTGCTCGCCATGCACAGCGAAGCCAGTGATCGGGGTCAGCGATGTACTCGGACATCGTTGGGAACATTTCGAGTCCCGACTGGCCCGCCTCTTGAGCGAGCACGGCTTGTCGGAACCACGCGCGATAGATCGGTTGGCATACTCGCCAGGTGAGGAACTTCTGCAGCGGGCGAAATCGCCGTTGGTCCTCTAGGGAGCCGCTGCGGATGCTCGAATAGTTCGCGCGTGAATAGTCGCGGCTGACCAGTTCGTAACTCAGGCCGCACGCCACGCCGATTGAGCGAAGCATGATGGCAAGGAACACATCGGCGGCGCTGTTTGGTCGATTCGGGTTGATGACTTCGATTGATTCGTTCGGCATCAGGTGCGAAACGATGCCGGGCTGCAGGCGAGTGAGTCGATCATCGTTGCTGTCGGTCGAATCTTGACCTGATGGGGTGTTCAGATCGCCCCAAGATCCACCGGAATCGACGGTTTTGATGGCAACAGAGAAGCAAGCGGCCACAGCCGAGGCTTGCAACTCGTTTTCGAGGTACATTTCGAGGTCACGGAGCCTCAAAACAGCCGGTGCAAGCCACGAAATGCCGCGTGTTTGGCCGATTCGTTCGACCCGAAAAACGTGCAAAAGTTGCTCAGAATCGACCCTTTTTGCCTCATAAACGCCCATCGCGTTGAGGTCATTGGGGTTATTCGGGTACAACCAGTACGCAATTGCCCGCCCTTTGGCGTCGACTTCGACACCGCGGCGGATGATTGCCTGGTCAGACGTGCCATTGCGACCACGAAATACATCGGTTTCGCTGGCGATGCGTTCGGCTTCGATCAATTCGAGCGCGAAAGGCACCCCGCCGAGTTGGTCCGGTTCGAGATTGATCGTGTTGATAAGGTTTTCGCCAGCTTCGACCAGCTCACGGACGCAAAGCCCCTGCATTTCGTAGAAGTGCAGTCGGCCGCCAATGTCCGCGACTTCGCACCACCGATTCCACTTGTCGAGAATCGCGTCGTTACGCTCTTGCTCGTCTTTGATCGATGGCTTTGGTGTAATTCCACAGCCAACAGAGTTCGCTACGATGGCATCAACGGCCCCGCGTGCGTAGGCGTTGTTTCGAACAAGATCACGGACCCGATTGCGAACACGATCAGCTTCGCCGTAGAGCGCACGGTCGGCAGAGAGCGAGTTCGCCACCCAAGGGGCGGTTGTGCGGTCGATTCGGGCGGCTTCATAGGCTCGCGTTGATTGCTTCTTGTAGACGTTACGTGCATACGCTCGCTTCGCGGCAGATGCCGGCGAGAAAACGCTAATCACGTTATCGAGCCATTCGCCAATCATGCGGGGCGGTCGATTTGTCCAAGAGTATTTCCACGCCGTGGAGATTGAAGGGCGCGAAGCTTCAAGAGTGCGTCCAGTTGCGCCTGGATCATTTGCGGATCACGGCGGACGCGGCGATTGCCGACTTGGTACTCCGTCACGCCATTGCTCAGGTTGTCGAGCAACGAATCTTCGACGGCGGCTTCAAGCGAGCTATCATCTGCACTCATGCCTTTAGAATGGCGAACGAGTGCAGGTAACGTCTAGTCGCAGGTACAATTCAATTGTATCTAGTGCGGGCTGTTCGGATTGCCATTGTTGCGGAGATTTGCCGTTTCGCCATTTCCGTTGGTCGCTTTGGCCATGCGTGGTCATCGTATCTGTCGCAAAGACGAGAGCAGCGACAGCCGGCGCATCCAATCCACGTAAAAACAACGCTATCAAACCACTGTGGTCCGCTTTTGTATGAATACATGGCCGGGCTCATCGCATCGACTGCTGCATCAGTGTCTTCTGAGGATGGGTTTGCATCAGCGGTTGCGAAACATGCCGCTAGGTTTGCGAACATTCCAGCAACCTTTATGTTTCGCCGTTTGTCTTCGTGGTTTGAGTCTGGAAAGTACTTTTTTCTTACTGTGTCGTTAAAAGCGTCTCGCCCGCGCAGTAGATTCACGCTTACCGCAGCATGTGGACTGAGCATCGGAGACATGCAGATCGCGTGTGCAAATTTCATAAACTCCACATCAAACCCAAAACAGAAGTCTGCAATAAGTGCATCAACCGGGCGATTGGTTGGCCATGCTGCGGCAATGTGAGTAAGGCTTCCGGCTACCGCCAGCCCGCCAGCGGCTCTAGTGCTCGACACTCTTTTTCGATCAATGTCTACCGCAATGAGGTTTTCAGAACGAAACCCCTTGCGCACGGCAACGTCTCGATCGACATCATTGGGACCAACAAGATAAACCACCAATTTGTCTTTTAACTTTTCTCTAGTTGCGGCAGGCCCCAGCGGCTTTGGTCCGCACAATCGTTTAACGATCTGATTCCACTGCCAACCTCTCCACGTTTCCTTCGTTCCGTTCTGATATGAGTCGAGTCCCTTCATTTTGTGCCTTTCGAAGCTTCGTAAGAATGTCGTCAATAAACTGCCGATCTGTCGCGATCCATTTTAACCGCCTCTCTAAAACGGCATTTTCGCGCAGCTTTGCGGTGGTCGCAGTCTTCATTTGCTCCAGGTCGATTTGCATCTTGCGAAACGCCTTGACCATATCGCTGTCGTCTCGATGGAATCCGCAGGCCAGTGCGGCGATGCTGGCAGCAAGCATTTGTCGGCGGTTCATCGCTACCCTTTCATCTCTATCAAAATCACTCGCTTCCAAGTGTGTCCGCAGTTATCGCAAATGCAGTAGCGAACATTTCCCGCTTTGGCGTAAACGTGCGTTGCCTGTTCTCGCTGCGGTTCGGCTTTCTTCAGCAGTTCGATGCACATCACGCACTGGCCAGCGATGTTGATCGCTTGTCGCACGGTGTTGTCGTACTGTCGCTTCTTGCGTTTGTTGCTCATAACGGCTGTCATTCCGTGCCTTTCAATAGGTATCCGTGATTTCATATGCCGCCAGATGCACAGTGTCGGCCGTTTCGCGTTTGTCGACGGCAAATATCCGCCCGGCGCTCGTTTGTGCGAGCAGCTGACGAGCAAACGTCAGCAGTGCGTCATCTAAGTTGGCATCCTTTGGGAGCACAAACCCAAAGCACTCTTGCTTTACCGTTTCGGTATCCATCCCCCTGGCCTTTCAATAAAGCGAACACCCTGCTTCTCTGGCTTCGGTTCAACTCTCTTCACCGGCTGCGCCCCTCGCACTTCACCGCCTCGCAAGTGACGCAACTTCGCTGCAAATGCGTAACGTCTGCAGTCGCGAAAGTCATTCGGCAGCGTTTCGTCGATGCGCTCCCAAACTTCTTTCGTCGTGTTCGTTGGCGAGAGTTTTTGCACGCACGCTTCGTTCAGCAGTTGGCCTAGAAAGTATTCGTGGTTGCCGAGACTGTCCTGAAACAGCGTGCAATATCCGCTACTTTTCTTCGGATCAAGCATCAACTGATGGGCAATCCAGTCCTGCGTCGTGAGCGTGTCGACGTGAATGATCGGTGCGCCTGGAGCAAGCGTGTCCTCGCCAAGACGCGACTCACGATAGGGAGCGTTCAGAGCGGTGCTACTGCCCTTGCATGGCCAGATTTTGTGCCCGGCAGCTGCGGCCATTCGGCAAAAGTCGTAAACGTCCTTCGGATGAAAACCCGAGTCGATCAGCGATAGCGAAATCTTAAGGTTGCCGCCGCCTTCCTTTGGATACGATCGCTGCAGAATCGCCAGCATGTCGGTCAGTTGGTCAAGTTCTCCATAATCGACCGTGTGCGAACGATTGCCTTCGCCCCATGCGTCGACCACGTACACAACGCGGTCGTTTTGAATGTCGCCGCCGAGGGTGAGCAAGTGGCAGTCGGCCGGAACGTGCAACCGCGGCACAGTCGTCGCAATACGCTGCCCCAACTGCTCCCATGTGTCTTGGTTTTCTTTGGTCGACCACGTTTCCGCCAGCCACTGGTTGATAAAGTTCCGCAAGTTCTGCGGCGACTTCTGGCAACCAACCCACTCGGCAGCGATATCACCCCAGGACCTGGCAAGCGCGTAAAGGCTGCTCAGCTGGTATCCAGCGTCTTGATCGTCTCGCGCCGGTGTGCCAACGATCCACGGTGAATCTTTCCACCCTCGCCAGTGCGTTGCGTTCGGTTCTCGCCATGCCCTGGCACACTCGCGAGCCCAATCCTTGTCGACCGTGCAGCCTTCAGGGCACCAGACGCCAGCTCTG